CTCCAACACATACCCAAACCCTTCCTTACACTTTCCAACCACAATAATACCAGTCTCATCACTATTCATGTTCGCAGTCACCGCAGGATCAAGGGCAACCACAATCCTCTTCAAGTTCGGAGCTTCATCAACCCTCGCCTTTCCAATAATCGCCCTGTTCCACAACATCCCTTCCGCATCATCCAACCAAGTACCCATGAACAAGTGGTCATACCTCGCCCTGTTCTCTCGCTTGGTCTTCTCCGCAGCCTGCACAAACGACTCACTCAGGTTAATCTTATTATCCAAGTAAGTCGTGTGTATGTAAGTAGTATCCTTTCTCTTGTTCTTTACAAAGTCCTTATATATCCAATGACTCTTGTACGATGGGTTCATTACCAATATCACCCTGTTGTAAACATCCTTCGCCCTGATACTCAAGTCAACCTTATCAAATATCTCAGGGTCTGTCAATTCCTCAGCCTCATCCACTACCCAGGTCGACAAACCTGCAATGGACTTCAGATTTGCCGTGTTTACTCCCGAGCTAGTTTTTATTCCACGAAATAGAATTTTAGAACCTGTTAGCTTATTGATAATCTCACTCTGAGTCACATCAAAGTCATTCATCTTTCCCATTATCTCAATCTTATCCAAGAACTCTGGAATAATCGAAATAAACGCACTCACCAAGGTGTATCTAGTGAAAAGAATCACATGGCCCTTCTCATAGGTCAAGTTCAGCAGAAACAAAGCCAAAGTCCATGATTTACCACTTCCTCTACCACCCGTAATCAAATAGTACCTCGTATCAGGCTGCTCGTAGAATAAAGGCTTGTAATCGTCTAAAAGTTGAATCATAGCTAAATTATTTAATTGGGGATTTCCATTTTCCGTTTCATTCTCGTACACTCAGAAACATACCCCCCCATGGGTAAATTATTTAATTGGGGAATTCCATTTTCCAATCCGTTCCCATACACTCACAACAATACCCTACCCCTCCGCTTATTCGTCTATGCGGGTAAGCGGTTGATACTCAATGGTTTCTATCTCTTTATAATCTACTTGTTTATTTAGCCATTGGATCGGAGGTGCAATACTTTCCCCATTGGATGTGACGTCAATTTGTTGCTTCGGTAAACCGTACCGGTACGAAAGCCAAAGTTTTAAAGCACCGGTGTCACCTTGTAAACACTTATATAAAAGGGCTTTCCATATTTCGTCCGGTACTGAAATAGCATCCATACTTTCTACAAGCTTTACTTCCTGTATTTTAGGCTTTCTACCTGATCCTTCTCTTTTCCCTCCTTTTCCTTTTCCAATCGACATATTTAATCCCTTTGAAATATCTGATTAATCAAACCAAAGGTAGTTTAAAAAAATAAATAAATAAATATTAAAAATATATCCCTTAAGGCTTGCAAGTTACAAGGCCTTGTAATATCTTTACTTAATGTTTAACCAAAACCCCATAAAAAATGCTAGACTTACTAATTATCGGATGCGGAACTTTATTGATTTTCGCCTTGACCTATGTTTTAACACCTAACCAAAAAACTGCATGAAAAAAGCACTAAAAAAAATCTGGCTTGTAATTTATTATATCATAGCCTTAATCCCAATTTTTATTTTGGGCTATATGTTAGGCTTAAAACTACTTTAATCAATACAACACAAAACACGACACAAAATGAAGACTCAAAATTTATTAGGAACTGGTAACACAAAGTTAGTTCGAACTGCAAAAGAATTTGGCGTACGGATTTTCAATTTTTCAATCCCCGCTGGTAATGACAAGTTAACGGGAAAAATTACTTGTCCCTTCGCTGGTAAATGTTTGAAGCTATGCTATGCAAAGAAAGGGTTTTATAACATGCCATCGGTTGAAAATGCGTTATCCTTAAGAAATCAAGCAACCAGAGAAGCGGATTTTGTTGAGCGAATCAATAACGAACTAGCAAAGGTTAAAAAGGATAAGCAAATTTATATCCGTATACATGATTCAGGTGATTTTTATTCGCCTACTTATTTTCAGAAATGGCTAACAATTGCAAAGAATAATCCTTCCGTCCGTTTCTATGCATACACCAAATCGCATTCTTTTATCCGTGGTATTGAGTTGCCAGAAAATTTTGACCTGATTTTTTCTCTGGGATCAAAGAATGATGAATTGATAAATACAGAAACCGAAAGGCATTCAAAGATTTTTTATTCAGCGGATGAAATGAAGGACAACGGATATTCAGATGCATCCTATCTTGATATTTTGGCCACAAAATGGCACACTGAAAATCACAGAATCGGTTTAATCATTCACTAAAATAAAATCAAAATGAACGCTCAAAATTTATTGGACTACTTAACAGAATTAAAGAATGAAGGTCAAGACCTTGATTTAATTACTTTAAACTTTCGCAGTGATATGGATTCAGACATTGAAGAAATAACCTATTGCGGGGAAGACCTTTTTTGCGAAAAAGATAATTCAACCCTTAAATCTTTAATTTTCCTTAGTCAACAAGATTAATATCCTATTTAATTAAACATAAAACACGAAACGAAATGGCATTTTACCCAACAAGCGAAACGGCAAAAAACGAGGTTTTAGAGTTCGCAAAAGAGCATTTGACAATTGATGACGCAAAAAAGATTTTAGAGAAACACGGCTTTTTTGTTGACAATCTTTGGCATGTTAGTGATGTAAATGAATTTTATATCTGTGATGATGATACGGCACAAAGCATTTTGGCCAAATCTTTAAACAATCACGATTCAGTATTTGAAGCAATTGATTATTTCGCAAATGAATTAAACCTAGATAGAAAATGATTGAACAAATAGACCTATTCGAAACCCCTAATTTATGGCCTTCAGATTTGAAGGCCTTACTTGTTTCATACATGACAAAGGAACAAACGTACGCTAACTTAATACAGCTACAAAAAGACTTATTTAAGATAGGTTATTCAATCGAATACGGATTGGATTGCGTGGCTTATAACCTACAGAAAATACAGCCTTAATTTAAGCCTATTTTAAGCCGTTTTAAGACCTTTAAATTTTCGCCTATGTAACACCACTCAAAAAAATATATCTCTTTACCACGGCCTTAAAAATGCCATGCTTTGCCTTTGTAGGTGGCTAGGTTGCCATGCCATGCCGCGACCGACCGACCGACCGACCTACGAATGGGCACGGCCGACCGCGACCCCCTAGTGTAAAACATGGCGGAAAACCCCCTAGTGTAAAACAGAATGAAAAGTACCGTAGTTGAAAACAAAACCAGGTTGACCCCATGGTGTAAAACAAAACCATTTATCCTACAATATTACCCTTAGTGTAAAACAAAAATAAATTTGACAATTCACTTGCATTTAATACAGCAGGTTGTAACTTTGCCTTCAGTTAATCATTTAAACACAAACACAATGTTAAAAGATCACCACTTTATTCTTGAGCAGTCGGGCTTTAGCCTGGAACTCGAATCCTTCTCTAACGAAGGCATTGTCCTAGACCTATTCTTTGGCAATGGTAAGTCTCTCACCCTAGAATTGTACGATGACCTAAACGAGCGGTTTACAGACCACTATCGGGTTATTTGTGCCATCCTTGATCCTTTTATTGTTGAACAACTAGAAGCCAATGTAAGACAATGCTTTACGAAATGATGACTGCTACCGAGTACGGTGTACTACGGGGCTTTACCGAAAAATCTACTAGAGTTCACCAGATTATCCGCTCAGGTGTATGGCCTGAGGAATGGGTGTATCCGCCTAAGAGATTAGGCAATCAATGGGTTTTATTTGTATCAACTAACTGGATTAACAATGGTAGAGGATAGAATCAAAGAATGGATACTAGAGAACTTTGGGGAAGTACCCCATAGTGAAAAAATAGAGATTCTGAAAACCTTCGAGATGTATTGGGATGAGATTAGTTACCGATACGCTGAAATGAAAACACTAGAAAAATATAAACACTTAAAACCATGAAAGAACTAATTGCAATCCAATCAGAGCTTAAAGCTCCAAAGAACCAGTTTAATGCCTTTGGCAAGTACAAGTACCGATCAGTAGAGGATATCTTGGAAGCGGTAAAGCCTTTGCTATTGAAGTACGAATGCACCTTGACTATTGAAGACGAGGTAAAAGAAGTTGGCGGTCTTGTCTTCATAGAAGCTACGGCAGCAATCCAGGTTGACAAAGAAGGCAGAACTGAAGGCAGAGCAGTTACTGCTCAGGCAGGCATAGACATCAACCGCAAGGGTATGGATGTGGCTCAGAGTTTTGGTAGTTCCTCCTCGTATGCTCGTAAGTATGCATTGAATGGGCTTTTCCTCATAGACGATACAAAAGACCCTGATTCTACCAACGATCATGGTGGTAAAAAAGAAGAGTTAACTCCATATCATGTAAAGTGGCAGGGTGCTAAAGATTCTTTATCACTTGGCAAGGTAACCTTAGAGCAAATTAAGTCTGTTTATATTCTTACAGCACAACACGAAAAACTTCTATTATCATGAACTTTAAATGCAGAGCAAGTGCCCTTGGTCAATTGATGACCAACGCACGGAGTAAAACAGAATCATTGTCTCAGACAACAAAGAGCTACCTAGAGGATTGGTATAAAGAGCAGATTTACGGAGTAAAGAAGCAGATTAAGAGCAAGTACATTCAGAAGGGTTTGGCACTAGAAGATACGGCTATCGAGTTTTACTCGGTAGCTATGAACAAGGACTTTATGATTAAGAATCTAGACCACTTCGAAGATGATTTTTTCACAGGTACTCCCGATTGTTTCCACGAAGGTATAGTCTATGACTTTAAAACCTCGTGGGACTGCTTTACTTTCCCTCTGTTTGACGATTCCCCTGACATGGGGTACTACTATCAACTTCAGGTTTACATGCACCTAACGGGCTTAAAAAAGGCTAAGTTGGTTTACACCCTTCAAGACACCCCAGAGTTCTTGACTTACGAAGAACCTGTAAGCTACTCCCATGTGGAAGATAAGTACAGAATCAAGGAGTTTGACATAGACTACGATCCCCAGGTGATTGAGATGGCGAAGGCTAAGGTATTGGAATGCAGGGAGTATTTAAACGCAATGGCCATATGACATCACTAACCCAAGAACAGAAAGACGAGATAGCTAGGCTATATAAACTTAAAGTAATGAATAAGAATATAGCTACTATTATGAATATTAGTAAGCACCTAGTAAATAATTATATATACAAGGAGTATCTGTTGACCAACGAGAGAGCAAAGAATACTTGCTCTCACATGAAATCTGCGGATCAGGTACTAGAATTATATAAGAAAGGTATACCATATAAAGAAATTATGTATATGACTGGTGTAAAATACCATCATCTATGTGAAATTCTAAAACTCACAGACCATAGGCGAGTTCATGGTTTATCTATAAAAATAGTTAGACAAATAGAGAATATGGTAGCGGAAAACAGAAGGACTTGCGACATAGCAAAAGAGCTGAATTTAGACTACAACAGAGTCTCACATTGGGTTCGAAAAGCCAAGAAGGAGGGTGTACACTAGTTTACACTAAGTGTACACCTAAGTGTAAACCAAAATCGGTCTCCATTGGCTCCAATCGCAATAAGTGAACACTTTGAACACTTTTTGGCAAAATTGAAAAAAAATAAATTTTCACCTAGTCAAAAAAAATATATTCTAAAAAAAAGTGTAAACTTGTAAACCTATGACAAAAAACGGCCTAAAATCTGCGAATCTAGAGAGTATAGGGGGTTTTGGGGGGTTTACACTAAGTGTAAACCAAGTGTAAACTTGTGTACACTTTTTTGCCCAAAAATGCCATTTTTCTATAAACCTTTGTAAAACACGAAAATGAATGTAACGCTAGGAAGAGCAATCAATTTACTGAACTCAGGGTTCAGCGTAATGCCCATATCGGAGGGTAAAAAGCCTCTGATTTTATGGAAGGAGTACCAGACAAAAAAGATAGAAAAGTCAGAATTAGAGAAGCTCGAAGCCAAGACCAAAGGGTACGGTATTATAACAGGTTATTATAATGTTGAGTGTATAGATGTAGACTTAAAGGTATTTCCCACAATACAAGACGGCAAGAAGTTTTGGAGTGAGTTTGTGTCCTTTATATCTGATCATATTGATGACTTTAATAGAAAGTTTGTTATATATAAGACTATAAACTCAGGTTATCATATTATATATAGATGCTCTAAAGTTGAA